GACTGTGCAGAAAATTGGGTGTCAGGGATTATTAATGAGTAATTTTGTCCGACAATATTCAAATGCAATGCCCGATGATATATGTGATACGTTGGTTGCGTGGTTTGATGTTGTGGATGAGGTGAAAACTGTTAAGGCTGACCGTCTAACGAGAAAAGATGAACAGAAGTGGTTGACGTTTGAACAACACAGTGATTTATATACTAGAGTTCAGAAGTGTAAGTATGATATGCTTCACAGATACCTAGAGGAGTTTCCGTTTTGTTATCGTGGTAGAAAGAAACTAATATCACCAGATACAAAAGTGCAACGCACTCCACCCTTTGGTGGTGGATTTCATAACTGGCACGCTGAGGTCAGTCACTATGAGAACATGGATCGTTGTTTGGTATGGTCATTTTACCTAAATGACATGGAGCTTGATGAAGGAGAGACAGAGTTTCTCTATGAGAAACTAAGAGTGCGACCAAGAAAAGGTTTGGGAGTGATGTTCCCTGCTGGTTGGACTTTTCAACACCGTGGAAACCCTGTACACAGTGCTGAAAAATTTATGATTACAGGGTGGTGGCATTATCCTATAGAAAAGGGGTACTACAAATGATTGGTAATGTGGTTTCTTATTTGAACGAGTATAAAGAGAAGACTTCTGGTGAAGTCACGGATATTAGTTCAGATAGGTTTGATGATGTGAAATGGTTGACGGTAGGAGACGGTGAATTAGCCAGACCCCACTATTGGTCAAAGAAGAAGAAGTCCTATGAGCCTGTAAAGGACAAGGATATGGACTCTATCTACCTTGAAGTTAAGGGTAGAGAATGTTTTGATTATATTTACTTAAAGGATGTGTTAGTATGAAGGCGAAGGTTTTGAATGAAGACGGACAAAGAGCAGTTGTGGAGATGGTGTCAAAAGAAACAGGTTTGCACCAAGGAGCGGAAACGGCACGTCAGATCGAAGGGTCATCAGCCGAATACAGGAATATTCCACTAAAAGAAATGAAACTTCTTAAACAACCGTTGCACAAGTTGGTATCGGAACTAGAAGACATACGTTCCAGACACTCAACTAAAAATGGTGGAATGAGAGGTATTCCCTCAAGTGTTCGTAATCGTATTCAACGATTGGAAACCGTTATCAACTATAAGGTTGATATTTTGCAGAAGGCAATAAGTGAAAATGAGTCTGGCGGCACTAGCGAAGAGTCTTAAACCTTCTCCGATGTTTGACAGGTCACCTCTGTCAAAACAGTTCTCAGAAAAGTTTCCTATCATCACTCTTGATCTATCGTTGGTGGCTAATAAGACGATCCACGAAGATCAGGACATGACGTTAAATGAAAATCTTGAACGTCAGATAAGAGAGTTGGGAGACGCACAACAGAAGAGGACAAATGTCAAAGCAACCATGACAGATTGGTTTATGCAAGACAGCAGTAAGGGGTTTCAGTGGGTGTGCAATCGTGCTATGGAGTTGGCTGCGGAAAATAATCCACACGAACTCGACATGATACCGTATGATTGTTGGGGAGCGATCTATAAAGAGGGAGACTATACGGTGATGCACAACCACTGGCCCCACCTTTGGAGTTTTGTTTACTATGTAAACTGCCCAGAGGGTTCTGCTCCTTTGGTATTTGATAAGTGTATCCACCCTAGTAATGGTGTTGAGAGAGTCGCACCAAAGACAGGGCGGATGATTATGTTTCCAGGCTGGGTGCATCACTCTGTTCCTAAACATGTGGGTGATGACCGCATAATCGTTGCCGGAAACCTAACAGTTAATCCTTTTTCTCATTTAAAGACGTTAGAAAACCGTGGATTAGGTCAATGGCGTTCAGTTTATGGGAATAGAGGACAAACTAAAAGATTATAATTACTAAATAAAATCTACCATGACAGTAAAGTACAAAATTATCCGTAAGGATGTAGTATGCGATACTATGCATGAGAATGAAGCGTTAGTTACGCTTATGCAATTAAAAGATTGCAATCCTGAAATTGACTACGAAGTTGTTGAGTATAATTTCGTGCCGCCTGAAGCCAAAAGATTAGGGCGTGATCCAGACCTACACTGATCGTTATAAATAATTCTGAAAAGGATTATTTTATGACAGAAAATTATATGGGTTTGGATGGCTTCGCTTGGTTTATCGGCGTGGTTGAAGACAGAAATGACCCCGAGCAACTTGGTCGTGTTCGGGTGCGTTGTCTCGGTTGGCATACTGAGGATTTAACCTCGTTACCCACGGGCGAATTACCGTGGGCGCATGTTATGCATCCTGTAACAGACCCATCCATGCATGGGATGGGGACAACTCCTTCTTTTCTTTTAGAGGGTGGCTGGGTTGTGGGTTTTTTCAGAGACACCGAATATCAACAACCAGTCATTATCGGAACATTGCCTGGAGTTCCTCTTAATCCTGCTGACTACAGAGAGGGTTTCAACGACCCTCGTCACAAAAAATCCACTCAAGTAAACTTTGCAAGTAAGAAACAATATGCGAAGGAAGATAAAGATGGGAAAGTATATAATCCAGGCGAGAGTGGCGGAACTATTGAAGATTATAATCCAGCGTATTCCCAACAATCGTATGGCCCATATCCGTTAGGTGCGTTTGTTAACGGTGAGGACGATAAAGAAGGTGTATTCAGTAGATCATCTGGTCATACGATTGGGGAGTCTGATACAAACAGACTTGCGAGAAACGATGCTGGTAAAGCACACGCAGTTGTGTCTACAAAAAATGCTGCAAAGACTTCATCTGTTCCAGTTGCAAACTCATCTACCACTTGGAATGAACCTGACTCTCCATACGCAGCCACTTATCCATACAATCATGTGTTTGAAACAGAGAGTGGTCACATTAAAGAATTTGATGACACAAGTGGACAAGAGAGAATACATGAGTATCATACAAAGGGAACATTCTACGAGATAGATAAGGACGGAAACAAAGTAACAAGAGTGGTGGGTGATAATTATGAATTAATTGCAGGCACAAACTTTGTTAACGTAAAGGGAGATGTAAATCTAACTATAGACTCAAACTGTAATACTCTTATCAAGAAAGATTGGAATATTCAAGTTGATGGTAATAAGACAGAGGTTATAAAGGGCACGTTTAACCAAACGGTAGAGAAGGCGGTGACAGAAACATTTAAGTCTACACAAACTACGACTGCTGATGATAACATAAAAATCATTGGTAAGAGGATTGATTTGAACCCAGATGATTAGGAGGATAACATGACAATTGCGATACATAGACACGGTGATTCTAGAGTTTGTGGTGCAACAACTGTTGTTACTAATCAATCGACAGTGTTTGCTAATAATCAACTTATTGCTGTCAACGGTGATCCCAACTCTCATGGTGCCGGAGCATTGATAGCAGGATCAAACAATGTATTCATAAACAAGATAGCAGTGGTTAATCATACACCAGATGGTGCGAGTGCGGATAACCTATTAATCAATCTTCATGCAGCTCCTGCTACTGCGTCAGGTTCACCAGATGTATTCGTAGGAGATGGTGAGTCATGATAATAAAAAAGAAAAGATTAGTTACGGTAGACATACTATATTGGATGCCAGATTATCATCATATACTACAAGAATTTATATGGCAGACGGATGATCTGGTTCCAGAAATGCCAAGAGTTCACAAATTTTTAAATTTTTGGTACGAAAATATTGACGCTGTGATATCAGAGATAAAAGTGATGGACGGTGATGAGAATAGTCTTCTTCCTGTGAAAGAAACGTATACATTGCAATAATCGTTATAAATAAATGTAACCTCTTTTGGAGTAATTATGGCAGTCGCAAGAACAAGAAATAGTTTTACAGTGTCGGATGCTGAAAATAGAAATAATTCGTCTCTTAACGGTAGAGTTTATAGTGACTTAGATTTATTTTTTACAAAACGTCCAGTTGACAAAGATGTAAACACTTTGACAAACGCACAAGCAATTAAACGTGCTGTCAGAAATCTTGTATTGACTAATTTTTATGAAAAACCTTTTCACCCAGAGATAGGCTCTGGTGTAAGAGAGTTGTTATTTGAAAGTGCATCACCTCTTACATCACTTGCGATAAGTCAAGCAATAACTGATGTTATTAATAACTATGAACCAAGAGCAAATCTTAATTTTGTGGATGTAAATGCTCAACTTGACAATAACGCATACGATATATCAATAAATTTTTCCATTGTCAATGGGCCTCCAGAGTCGGTTGACTTAGCACTAACTATGGAGTTGATACGATAATGGCAAACAATCAAAAATTAGAAATCACAGGACTTGACTTTGATGTAATCAAAGATAATCTCAAGACCTATATGAAAAATCAAGACCAGTTCCTTGACTATGATTTTGAAGGGGCTGGTATAAACGCACTGCTTGATGTGTTGGCATACAACACTCATTACCTTGGGTTTCACGCTAACATGTTGGCGAATGAAATGTTTATTGACTCTTCGCAACTTAGATCAAGTGTTGTTGGACATGCAAAAACATTGGGATACGAACCTA